ACCCGCCGAGATATAGAAAGTATCAGATAAAACAACAAAACCTCTTAAAATGGAAATTCCGTGCAAATAACTTGCAAAAGGGTAAGCAACGTTTTAAGGAGGGTAAACAGGGGAAAGGAACCCAAAGGGGAAAAAGGCAGACCAAGGACGGAAAGCCGATAAAGGCGATAAGCCGAAAAAAGGACGCCGGGCGGTTTCTATTCCTGTTTTGAACATTAGAAAGGGGTAAACAATGGAAAAATTGAGCAAGTGCAACAAAAGACGGAGGCCCTCCGGATATAACAAGCGCACCGAGGAACAACGGGATTACGATATTTTGTTTTGTTCCAATCTTTTCTTACGTGGTTATACATACCGGGAAATTGTGGCGGCGTTGAACGCAGATTTAGCCAAACGGGGTTCGGGGTATACAATATCGTTGGCAATGGTGTATCACGACCTCCAACAAACGCTTATAGAATGGAAGCGGGAGCGGTTGGATAATATCGACGATTACGTTACACAGGAATTGCGCAAGTTGGATGCAATGGAGCGACAAGCGTGGGAGGCGTGGGAAGTATCCAAAACCGGAAAGCAACGCACCAAAGAGAAAACCAACCGGGGGCGTCCCATTAAAACGGATGCGACCGACGCCGACCCGGAATATTACGGGTATGACGAAACGACCATTGAAACGTCGGCGGGCAATCCCCGATTTTTGGACTTGCTGTTGAATATTCAACAACGCCGGGCAAAGATGTTGGGATTTGATGCGCCCGTTAAAATTGAGATACCCGGATACAATGCCGGGACGGACGACAATAAACCGAAATACGATGTTAAAGCAATCCCGGACGACCTGTTGTTTGCCGTCGCCGACAAATTGCAGTCCGCAGAATTTCAAAAGATAATCGCCGAGAAAGGAGGGGCGCAATAATGGCAAAGCGAATTAATGTTGTTAAACAGGTTGCCCCCAAAACGAACCATTATTGCGGAGATTGCGGACACGGTGTTTGGTATTTCGAGCATGCGAATTTAGATGTTGCCAATAAATTGCCGATTTGTTGCCGTTGCACGTTTACCCCGAACCGTTCCCGGATAAGGAGCGAAAGGGCGTGTTGCAATTGGATACCGAAAAAACCCGGCGAATTGATAGTCACACCCGATAAAATAGTACGACCATGAGTAACGAGGAATTATTAAAGATGTACGAGGCAATCAAGGCAGACCCCGGCGAATTGGTGCGAGCCGCCGCCCGTAAACGTCTTATCAACTTTGCCCGGTATATGCAACCGGATTTGGTGTTGGAACCATTCCATGTCGTATATTATACCCTGTTGGATATGTTTGCGCATGGCAAAATCCGAAAGATGATTGTACAACAGCCGCCTCAACATGGCAAATCGGAGGGGTCGAGCCGCAAATTACCCGCATTTATGTTGGGATTAGACCCCGACCGCAAAATATGTATCGGTTCGTATGCGGCGACAATCGCACCAGATTTCAACCGAGACGTTCAGCGGATAATCGACACGCCCCGGTATCGGGAACTATTCCCCGGGACGTACTTAAATGGGTCGAACGTCGTAACGATGTCAAATACCTATTTGCGCAATTCCGATGTTATCGAAATGGTCGGGCATAAGGGTTCATTGCGTGTCGTCGGTCGTGGCGGTTCGTTGACCTCAAAAACGGTTGACGTGTCTATATTGGACGACGTGTATAAGGATTACGCCGAGGGAAACAGCCCGATAGTACGGGCGGCGGCGTGGAAATGGTACACGACCGTTGTACGCACCCGTCTGCACAACGAAAGTCAAGAACTAATCGTATTTACCCGGTGGCATGACGACGATTTGATTGGACGTATTGAAAAGAGCGGGGAAACGATTATTGATGTTACGTGTTGGGCGGACTTGCAGAACGTGCCGCCGGGGGCGTGGGTGCGCATAAACTTTGAGGGGTTGAAAACAGGGGAACCGACCGAGATAGACCCACGGGAGCCGGGGGCGGCATTATGGGAGAGCCGACACAGTAAGCAGAAGTTGGAGGCGCAAAAGGCATTGGACCCGGTGCAATTTCAATGCCTGTATCAAGGCAACCCCGGTTCCGCTGAGGGTCGATTGTACCAACCTTTCAAAACGTGGGTTGAAAAATCCGATTACGGCACTTACATTCGTTCCGGCGCATACATTGACGTTGCCGACGAGGGCGACGACCTGTTGTTCGCCGCAACGTATGACATTTACAAATCGCCCAATCTGTTTTTCAATGAACAAACAAAGCGTATGGAGCCGATATTGTATGCGCTTATTACCGATATGGAAATTACGGATGAAAATACGGACGTGACAACCATAACCGTTCCGGCAATGATAAACCGGAACGGCACGCAAAAAGTATGGGTTGAGAGCAACAACGGCGGTGCGGGTTATGAAAAGGTTATTAAAAAGAAAGTCCGGGCAATGACAGAACCGTTTTATCAAGGCGGAAACAAAGAAAGCCGGGTAATCACAGCGTCCGCAATGGTAAACCAATGTATTATCATGCCGTTCGGTTGGGAAACCCGATATAAAGCCGTGTACGACCATGTTACGGGGTTTTTGCGTAAGTTCGACGCCAACACACATGACGACCCGGAGGACGGATTGACCGGGATATATGAAAAGGAGATTGCGGACGGAAATATACAGCCATACGCACACGCAACCCGTGGTGTTAAGAGACGGAATTAACAAAATATTTTATGATTGGAGGTGTTCATACCTTACTGCAATAAGGTTAGAGCGAAAAATTTATCAATTACTTCACGGGGTTGCACAGAATGCAACCCCTTTTTTTGTTTGACATATCGTTGATTTTGTGCGCTTTTGTTTGATGTGTAAAAACTTTGCATTAAATTTGCAATAAGTAATGGGGCAAAGGGACAGCCCCACCGAGAAAGTAATAATATTTTAACGTTAAAAACAAAGAAGTATGATTTGTAAATGTCCGGCGGGGGAAGCGTTGCCCGATGTCCCCGCAATCAAGTGTCCGGAAAGTTTCGGACAGGTTCAAAAAGTGGCTTTTCAACGTCTCACGAAAGGCGATGGAAGCAAAAACAGTTTTACGAGTGAAAAAGCGATTACGGCGTTAGCGTCGTGGACGCCCCTATTGTTGGCGGAGGATGGTACAAAGGTAGTTGTTTCGCCGTATATCCAAGCCCCGACCGCCGAGGGGGGAGCCGCCCTAACCTTTGGCGGCGGTAACGAAACGTTGGGGGGTGTTGAAGAAATTATTGGACGTGAACCAACCCCGTTTACCGGAGTTATCCGCAAAGCCCCACAGGCGGTTATCAAGGCATTAAAAGAAATGCAATGCGAAAGTTGGGGCGACAATTTGGGTGTCTTCATTTTTGACGAAAACGGCGCAATTGGAGCCATTAAGGACGCTACAACGGAGGGTACATTCTATCCGATACCGATACGTTCGCTTTTTATAGGCGATAAGACGTTGGGCGGTTTGGAAGCCCCGGACAGCAACGCAATACAATGGGCGTTTTTGCCTAATTGGTCGGACGATTTGGCGATTGTTGCGCCGGGATTTAACCCGCTTACGGATTTGAAACCCGCATAAGCGCAATGACGGCGAAAGTTACAAAGGTCGTGTTGGAGTGTCCGACCCTTGGCACGACCGAAGAATTTGAGATTAACCACGCCGAACGCCTGTTGCGAATGCCTAACAATGGCGGTTGGCAGTTGCCCGAAAAGACACCTTTTGAATTTAGCAAAGAAGATGGGATTAGATATAAAGCGCATAAGAAAGGAAATCCAGGAACCGAGGAAAAAGGCGACGATAAATAAAGCGGTTGCGCACCAAAACCGCATTAAATTTCACGCCCAAACCAACGTTACGCCCTTAATGTGTTTACCCACGACCGATTTTTTGGCATGGGTTCAAAATCTTATTCCGCACGATAAATTTAAAATCTTCAAAACAATGTTCCGTTACCCCGTCCGCACCAACGAGGTAACGGGCATTTGTTTTGATAAGTTAAGCCGAATTTTCGACGGTCGTAACCCGGCGTTCAATTATCAATTCCGAAACACGGAACAAAGGGACGATTGGGAGTATTACCGCCAGGATGTATTGAAAGAACCGGAAGTATGGAGAACGAAAGGTTGGGAGTTTTTCAAGACGGAAATAAACAGCGTTCTAATAGTTGATTTGCCCGCCGAGCAAAACCCCGCTGACCGATACCCAACCCCGTATTTTTATTGGTTGCCAATAGAAAGCGTCATAACCTTTGAAGCAAACCGGGCAACCGGGGTTATGGATTGGATAATTTTTCGCCAACCCGATAAACGCATTGCAGTTATTGACGATGAACGATACCGAGTATTTGCAGAGGGCGAGGGGGGCAATATAGGCGAATTATTGGTTGACAACCCACACGATTTGCGCTATTGTCCCGCCCGTTTCTTTTGGAACGAGTCAATGAATTTGCGAGAACCGGACGTTAAGCAATCACCGCTGACAAAAGAATTGGAAGCGTTAGATTGGTTTCTGTTTTTCCATATATCGAAGCGGCATTTGGATATGTACGGGGCGTACCCGATTTATTCCGGTTACGAACAATCGTGCGATTTTACAAACGCCGAAAACGGCGATTATTGCGACGGAGGTTTTTTGAAAGACAAACAAGGGTATTACAGATTAGACCAAGCCGGGTTGCTGATGCGTTGCCCCAAATGTGGCGACAAACGGATTACCGGGGCGGGGTCCTTTGTTGAAATACCGATACCGGACGGGGACAAACAACCCGATTTGCGGAACCCGGTACAAATGTTGACCGTTGACCGTTCAAGTTTGGACTACAACGTTGAGGAGGAAAAGCGATTACGGGAAAACATTATTGCCGCCGTCGTCGGACAAAACGAGGAAGTGACCCAACGGGAGGCATTTAATGAACAACAGGTCAAAGCCGCATTTGAGAGCCAAAGCACGGTGTTGAACCGAGTGAAAAAAGGCTTTGAAGCCGCTCAACAGTTCGTCGATGAAACGGTTTGCCGATTGCGGTACGGCGATATGTTCGTGTCTGCAAAAATCAATTACGGCACGGAGTTTTATTTGTACGACGCAAGCGAGTTGCGGAACCGGTACAAGACGGCAAAGGAAAGCGGCGCAAGTGAGGCAGAGTTGGACGCCCTCCAAAATCAGATTATCGAAACGGAGTACCGCAATAATCCAACCCAATTGCAACGCATGTTGATATTGGCAGAATTGGAGCCGTACCGCCATTTGACCCGGGACGAGGTGTTAGATTTGTACGGGCGTAATTTAATCTCGGAGAATGAATTGCGTATAAAGTTGAATTTCGCTAACTTTGTTCGCAGGTTTGAACGTGAGAATACAAATATTTTGGAGTTTGGAACGCAAATACCATTCGACAAAAAAATTTCAGTAATAACAAGTAAATTTAATGATTACGCAAATGAACACGATGTTAAGTAGTGAGGTTTGGCAGGATATACAAGGTTATTCCGGCATATACCAAGTTAGTACATTAGGGCGTATCCGTAGTTTGAAAAAAGGGAAAATCAAATTACTGAAGCCTTATATCAACAATATGGGTTATGCTGTTTTATCTTTATATGCCAACCACAAACAAAAAACATATCATGTTCATAAATTAGTTGCTGAAACATTTTCAGTTAAAGTTGACGGCAAAAATTATATAGACCATATCAACGGTATTAAAACGGATAATAGAATTGATAATTTACGTTGGTGTACTCCAAGAGAGAACGCAAATTTTGAATTATCAATTATTAACCGAAAGCGTGCAATGCGTAAAGCGTGTGGAGTTTCTGTTAATCAATATGATTTAAGGGGTAATTATATTGCTACTTATGCGACATTAACAGATGCTCAAACTATTACAGGGATTGCATATCAAAATATACGTGCATGTTGTATTGGTAGGTATAAAACAGCCGGAAATTATATTTGGAAATTTAATAAATAAATTAAATTATGAGAGTAAAAGTAAACGATGGTAAAACAAAGGACGTCGCAATTACCGATGTCAACCCCGAAAACTACGTTGTACCAAGCAACGAACAACATCTGTATCATTGCGTAATCGAGGTACGCAAGTTTGACAGCGAAACGGGCAAACGCTTATCCGTCCCCCGTATCCAAAAGTTCGGAAAAAAGTCGTTTGAAAACGGCATTTTGGACGCACTAAGAAAACAGGGTTACACGATTACCATATTGCACGACCCCAACGAGTATGTCAAGGCGCAAGCCGAGGAAAAGGCGGCACTAACCGCCGCACAGCAGAAAGCCGCCGATGCAAAGGCAAAGGCAGAAGCCGAGGCGAAAGCCAAAGCCGAGGAAAAAGCGGCGTTAAAGGCTGAAATTTTGGCGGAATTGAAAGCGTCGGGAGTTATCCCGGCGGAACCCGCCAAAGAAACCAAAGCCGATGCAAAGGCAAAGGCAGAAGCCGAGGACAAACCCGGAGCGAAAAAGTAACAGAGTATTAAACAATTAAAAGTACGATTATGGCACAGATTGCACAGCAGGACAATTTAGTTATTGAAGTAACAACAACCGCCGCCGCATTGGATGGTGTAACAAAGAAAAAGTTGATTGAATGTATTGAGGGCGGAACAATTACCGACGTAATTTTGGTAACAAAAGAGGTTGAAAAGGGAATCAGCCATACCCGTGTTGTTGGTTGGTTGGTTGACACAACCGGAGATTCGCCAAAATACACAATTGATATTATTAACGCAAACAGCGGAGCAGTAGAAGCAATCGCACTTAATTAATTCAAAGGGAAAGAATTATGCTAACGAGAGAAATTTTAATTGCAAATGCGGCATTAGCCGGATTAACCGACGAACAAATTGCGGCAATTACAACATTGTCCGCCAACGATGAGAACAGCGTAATCGCCAAAAAGACGGGCGAAATTTACGGCGGATTGGATGCCGATATTTTGGCGGCGTCCGGTATTGCAAAGAACGGAACCGAAAAGACGTTTGATTACGCAAAACGTGTGGTCGCCGAGTTCAAGACCAAAGCGGAAAGCGCAAGCGCATTGCAAACCCAAATAGACAGTCTGACGCAAGAAAAGGCACGTTTGGAAAAGGCGCTTGCAGATGGTACAACTGATGCGGAAACGGCAAAGGCGTTGAAACAGGCGAAAGCCGATTTGACGGCGGTAACGACGCAGTTTAACGACCTCAAAACCAAATACGATGAAGCCGAAAAGAATTTCCAAACGGAGTTGTTCGGCGTTCGTATTGAGGGCGCATTGCAGACGGCAACCGCCGGGTTGAAATTCAAACCGGGATTGCCCGAAAGCGCAACAAAGGTTTTGTTGGCACAAGCAATCGACAAAATTAAGGGGATGAACCCCGAATATATCGACGATGGCAAGGGCGGCAAAATCCTTGCTTTTAAGGACAAAAGCGGCGCAATTATGCGCAACCCGAACAATCAGTTGAACCCGTACACCCCCGGCGACCTGTTGGCAAAGGAATTGGATACAATGGGTATTTTGGATAAGGGACGCCAGGCCAAAGGCGGCGGAACGGGTCCCACGACGGGCGGTGCCGGCGGTGGTAGCGGAACAACCATTGACGTAACGGGCGCAAAAACCCGTGTTGAGGCTTACGACGCAATCGCAACAAACCTTATGGCGCAGGGCTTAACGGCGGGTTCCGAAAAGTTCGACGCCGCAATGAAACAGGCATGGCAGGACAACAATATTGCCGCATTGCCGGAAAAGTAAACAATCACGGGTAAAGGGTAAACCCGCATTTAATAACACTTAATTTTTTTACATTATGTCATTATTAGCAACAAGATTGCAGAATTGGCGGATTGAAAACCCGGAGTTAGACCGTAATATGACCCGCCCGTGCGAGTATGGCGCATTGGATTTTTTTATTGAGCAAACCAACGCCCCGTCCTCAATCATTAGTCCCAATTTGCGTGACCGTGCGTTTGAGTCTGTTGGTAACACGGTACAAGTACCCGTTATCAATTACGACGGCGATGTAAAGGTTGGCAACGTCCGTTCGTGCGTTATCGCTGACGATGAAAATACGTCCGCATTGGTAACGGTTGTTTGGGCGACTTATTCCATTGGCTTCACAATGGTTCCCGCCGCCTACATGAACAACGAAATTTCCTACGAACACGACTTTTTGCGCAAAATGGAAAAGACGTGCCGTGCCTTGGCGGACAAATTGGATGTTGGAGCCGTTGCCGCATTGGAGGCAAACAAAACACAGGTGTTTAAAACGTTGCTTAACTACACGCAGGCGGGCAACGTGGTACAGGTGCCAACCCAAATGGCGACCGAGATTCTGGGCGATATAAACCCGCTTATGCGGGCGAACTGTTACCCGCAATATATCCACCTTATCGCCAACGCCGGGGTTGATAGCCTTATTCGTAAACTTGCGCAACATGGCGTTTACAACGACGTGAACAAGCGCATGGAGTACGACAACAAGGTTCTGCACTACACGAACAACGTGACCGACGAAGCGGGCAAAATGGGAACCATGTTTGCCGTTGCTGACGGGAATGTTGGTATCCTTACCCGTGTTGACCGTGAGGCATTGCGCCGCACCCGTGCGAATTCCCACGAATGGGATGTCGTACGTTTGCCGTACATTGATTTGCCCGTTGGTTCGCACTATTACACCGCCGTTGGCGACCAATCCGCAATCATGGGCGACGCTACCGCCGATTTGACGTGCGCCGTTAAGGAGTATTTCGGATTTTCCGTTGACGTGGCGTATATGGTTGCTTACAACAGCAAGCCGGATACCGTTGCAAACCCGATTATCAAAGCCGAGATTGCCGCCCGCAATCCGAACGAACCATTGGGTATGCCTGTATATGTGACCAACGCCGGAGAATTTCCCGCCGGGGCATAACGCCGGGGCATAACGAATTGTTAAACCGAGGGGATGGGGTGGTTATCCCCCGTCCCCTTATTTATTTCGAAACGCAGATGTACCGATTACAAAAAATACAGGACGCATTATTGCACGTCGTCGGGTGGGAACAATCATACGACCCGGCAAAGGCGATAGACGACAATTTAACGCAGACGGAAAGCGGTTTGACGTTTCAAGGAGCGCACCCCCTTGTTACTTTGGATAATGTACGGGCAATCGTCCCGGATGATTTCGTTTTTCAATATCCGGTTTGGAATATGATTTCGGAGTATAAAACCGGGACAAAGGTTCGCCATAACAACAAAGTATGGATTGCGGCACGGAACAACCAAAACGAGGAACCGACCGAAAGCGATTTTAACGACGATTACAACGACGACTACGGCAACCCCTATTGGCAACCGTACAATTTCATTTCCGATTATTTGGAGCGGTTGACCCGCAACGGTATTGCGCAAATGGTACAAACATTCACGCAAATAAAGGGATTGGATAAGGGAACAAAGAACCTGTTGGAGCGGCGCACGTTTTTTGACGGTGCGGGACGTATCCGGGCGACGTTGCCCAATAATCATAAATTGGTAGGGTTTGAAATTGTCCCGGTTCGTTCGATGGGCGTAACAATGAAAATTGAGCGAATAGGGTTGCAGATGACGGGCGCAACGGGAGTTGTTCGTATGTATCTTTTCCATTCATCCCAAATTGACCCGATAAAGACGTTTGATTTGAATTTTACGCAGACAAACGGCGGTTTCCAATGGTTCCCGTTGAAAGATTGTTATTTGCCGTATATCAGTACCGGAAACAACGCCGGGGGGTCGTGGTTTCTTTGTTACAACCAAAACGATTTGCCCGCCGGGATGCAGGCAATTAACATGACAAAGGATTGGAGCCGGGAACCATGCGGGACGTGTACGGGGTACGTTGATTTGGAGCGTTGGCGGGAAATAACCAAGTATTTACAAGTATCCCCGTTTATGATGAACGCCCCGGAAACATTCGACGAATACCCGGAACTATGGGATATTGCGTTGACGATGTACACCAATACGCAGAATTACGGGTTGAATTGCGAAATAACCGTTGGTTGCGACTTAACGGATTTTATCATTAAGGAAAGGCAGATTTTCCAAACGGTTATCCAACGACAGGTCGCCGCAACTATGTTGCGCACGTTGGCAATGAACCCCGATGTTAAAGTGAACCGGAACCAAGTAAACGCAAGCCGGATGGAAATTCTTTACGAGTTGGACGGCAACGTTGAGGGTCGCCCCGGCGGTTTGGGTTATGACCTTAAAAAAGCATACGAGGCGTTGCGGTTGGATACGCAGGGTATCGACCGTATTTGCCTTGCGTGTAACAACCACGGCGTGAAATACCAGACAACGTAAGGTTATGGCGGGCTTGAAGTCAATACAGGATTTACGCAACCGGGTTGCCACGTTCAACAACGGGGTATCGTCCGGCGAATACATTCAACAAATCATTTGGGACAATGGCGCCTATATTGTTGACATGAACGCAGAGGAACAATTGTATGAACAGGGTGTCAACTGTTTGGGCGTGGATATTATGGACTACGCGCCGTATAGCCCCGTGACTATTGAAATTAAGAAAGCATTGGGACAGCCGACAAACCGGGTGACGTTAAGGGACGAGGGCGATTTTGAAAGCAGTTTTTTTTTGGAAGTCGGCGACAAGCAATTTGAAATTAAGGCGTCGGATTTCAAAACAGAGGATTTGATAAAAAAGTACGGGCATCAAATATTGGGATTGACGAAAGAAAATATTGCGGTGTTGATTTGGCAATATATATTCCCGGACTTAATGGAGAAAGCAAAAAACGTATTATATGGCAACGAATAAGAGAACAACCCCTATAATTCCCAACCCGGTTTTAATCGACCGGGTTTTGGGGAACATACAAACCGGGTTAATGGATAACGTCGATTGGTTGGACGTCGCATTTGGGCGGGCGCAACGTATCGCCAAAGTGATACAGGGCAAACGCTATTATACCCCGAACGTATATGCGGGCGGGACGGAATGGAGAGGTAACAACGACTATATCGACGTTTCGCCGGATGCCAATATTGGCAATTTTTCGTTCTTTTGGATAGACGACCCGCAAACGGTTGGTTGGGTTCCCAAAGAGCAAAGCGAGGTTAAAGCCCCGTTTTCCCTTATTGTTTGGTTCGATTTGCGCAAGGTTTACCCCGGGCAACTCAACAACCGGAATACCGAGGCATTGAAGAATGAAATATTGACCGTCCTAAATGGCGGCTTTTGGCTGAAAGACGGGACAATTGTAATAAACCGGATTTATGAGTTGGCGGAAAACGTGTACCGTGGGTTTACGTTAGACGAAATAGATAATCAATTTTTAATGCACCCGTTCGGCGGTTTTCGCTTTGAGGGTGTATTGTCAGTTAATCAGCCTTGTAATATTTAACGATATGGTAACTTTCATTATTTGGGTTTTGGTCGTGGCAACCGTGGCGGCGTTCCTGTTAACCCTATTAAAAAAATGGGGCGTTATTGAGTACGTCCAAGTTCACGGCAACGACTTTTTTGTTAAGATGTTCAATTGCGGCTTTTGCTTATCATGGTGGGCGGGGGTCGTTTTGTCCGTCCTGTTTGCTATATGCACCGGGAACCCGGCATTGTTATTGGTCCCGTTTTGTTCAACCGTCATAACCCGCATACTTTTATGAGAACAACAAAGATTGGGGGACGGGCGGTTGTGTTGTACGACAGTATCGACGAATTGCCGATTTTGCGATTCCACGCATATAACAAAATGTTGCTTATCGATGCCGGGGTTGGTTCGGATTTGAGCAATTGGGATGCGCATATTGAAAAGGCAATCCGGTTTATCCGAAAAGGTAATCCGGATTTGGCGGAAAAGGAATTGGATAATTTGCGGCAAAACGTTTATTTCATCCAATCCGCCATATCGCCAAAGTATTTGGCGTTTGCCTGTTTGGTTAAGTCCGTGGACGGGACCGAATACAACGATATGACGGCGGACGGCTTGCAAAAGGTATTGGATTTATTCGCCGATACACCGACCCCCGAGTTGACCGCCCAATTGGAAGCGGTCAAAAAAAAAATAGATGAAGAATTGCGTTTGTATTTTCCCCGGTTGTTCGACGATGCGACGCTGAAAGAATATTACGACAAACTGAAACAAAGAACGATTGTTATATTACGGGCAATTATAGATGGTCGGGCAACCGAGGCGGACGCAAAAGAGATTGACGGCATTACGGCGGAGTTGATAACGTATTTCAACCCGCAAAAATTCACCGGGTCGGATGGTGTGGAAATCAAGCATGACAGACAGTTTGAAAATATGTGTTTGATTTTGTCCCAAAATCTGCACGTTGACCCGAAAAAATTTACCGTTTTGGAATATTACAACGCCTTTGAATACATTAAGGAGCAAGCGAAAAAAGCAAACAGGCAGAAAAAGCCAAAATAATGCGATTTAAGGCGTTTTATTTTTTAGACGATAAATTATATATTTGAGAAAAGAAAATTGATTGTAGGGCAAATTGCCCGAAAATAAAAACAAATTAGTCGTATGGCAGACAATAACAACCCGATTAAATATTCCGATTTGGTAAGCCCCGATAGTTCGATTACTGATTTGATAAAGCAATTGGATGAACTTTCGGATACATATACAAATGCGTTGAAAAATATCAAGGCAGAAGCAATTCAGTTAGCGGCGGTACTGCAAAAGGTTTCCGGGGCAACCGAGGATGGCAGGAACACGACCAAAAAAGCCGCAGACGATGCGGAACGTTTGGCACGTGCGCAACGTGATTTGTCATTTGCTGAAAGTGAGAACGCAAAGAAGTTGGCGGAGTTGAAATTGGCACAACAGGAAGCCAACCAAATAAACAAACTTGTTGTCAAAATCAATCAGTCAGCGGAGGGCAGTTACAACAAACTTTCGGCGCAATATTCGCTAAATAAAATCTATCTGAACAACATGACGAAAGCCGAGCGAGAAAATACCGAGGAGGGGCGCAAGTTAGTTGCACAGACACGGGACATGTACGAAGAAATGAAGCGTTTGCAGGAGGCGACCGGGAAATATCAATTGAACGTCGGTAACTATACAGAAGCGTCCAACGCCATAATTGCGTATGGCGATAAATTGAAACAAACGTTGGGGCTTAACAATTCATTTGGCGAAAGCCTTTTGGCATTAGGACGTGGCGGCGCGGAAAGCAAAGGAGTATTTACAGCAATGGGCGATGGCGCAAAGGCGTTGGGGAAAACTTTGTTGGGGTTGCTTTCAAATCCTGTATTTTTGTCAATTGCCGGGATTACGGCGGCGGGTGCGGCGTTCAAATGGTGGTACGATTATAATGCCGGATTAGTTGAGGCAACAAGGTTGACGCAACAATTTACCGGGAAAAGTGGCGATGATTTGAAAGTGTTTAGAAACGAGGTGCAAGCCGTTGCGGATTCGTTCGGCGCAGATTTCCGGGAAACTCTGATTGCAACAAACGCACTGTCAAAACAATTTGGTATATCTACAAATGAGGCGTTGGAATTGGTCAAAGATGGTTTTGTGTCCGGAGCAGATGCGAACGGGGAATTTTTAGACACGCTGAAAGAGTATCCGGCATATTTTAAGGAGGCGGGAATATCGGCAGACCAGTTTGTTGCTATTGTCGCCCAAACAAACAAAATGGGTATCTTCTCCGACAAGGGCGTTGACGCAATCAAAGAGGCGAATTTACGTTTGCGTGAAATGACGACGGCGACGGCGGCGGCTTTGGACGGTATAGGCATTTCGTCGGAGCAAGTGCAGAAAGATTTGCAGACAGGAACCAAAACGACGTTCGATGTTATACAAGAAGTTTCCGCAAAATTGGCAGAATTGCCGGATAGTGCGGCAACGGTCGGGACTGCGATTGCAGACATATTCGGGGGTCCCGGAGAGGATGCCGGATTGCAGTATTTGCGCACGTTGAAAGATATTTCGACAAATATGGATGATGTGAAAGGGAAAGCCGGAGTTTTGGCGCAATTACAGGAGGAACAATTGCAAAGCCAAATCGAGTTGCAAAACGCATTATCCGGGTTGTTTGACGCCACCGGAGGAAATTTTGAAATGTTGACAACGAAAGCAAAAGTTTTTGTTACCCAAGGATTGACGGCGATAATAAAAGGGGTTATTAATGTTGTCAACTACTTTATCGAGTTGTATAACGAAAGTGTTTTGATACGGGCAATTTGGAATGGAATTGTTGCCGGATTCAAAACGGCATTTGATTCGTTGGGAAATCTGTTTGGGTTCTTTATTGATATAGTCAAAGCAACAGGGACCGCATTAAAGGGAGCGTTTACACTGAATTTTGACGACGTGAAAAAAGGATTGGCGGAGTATGCCGCAGCATACGGAAATTTGGTGAAAGCCCAAGTTAAAGACATGACAGAAAATTTCAAGGAGGGATTAGAGGGTATGCAGAAGAAAATAAAACCGTTAACAATCCCGGTTTCTGTTGGAGATGTTCCAACGCCCAAAACAGACCAGCCCGTGACGACGCAGAACCCAACCGTAACGAGGGGTAGGAACAAAACGAGAAAGACAGCAGGACAGCAGACAAAGCAGATTGAAGCGGCATATAGAAAGAATTTGGAGGCAACCCGAAAATTGCAGGATGCACAATTGCAGTTGGAAACCGACGAATGGGCAAAGCGTCGGAAGCAAACGCAATATCAATATTCCCGACAGATTGAGGATTTACAACACCAATTACAGACCGAAAAGGATTTGAGCGAAACCGGGCGTGAGGCGATAAACGCAACGATTACGGCGTTGGAACAACAGCAGACAAAGGCGTTGTTGGAAATAGAGCAAGAACGGCAGTTGCAGGAATTGGCATTGCAGAAAAATGGCATTGAATTACGCTTGCAAGCGGTTAAGCGAGGAAGCGAGCAAGAACGACAATTGCGAATGCAGTTATTAGAGAATGAGAGGCAGACGGCGTTGTTGCAGAATGAGCAGAAGCCGACCGGACAACAGCAGGACGCCGGGGTGATTAGTGCCGGGTTTGACGTTAAAAAAAGCGCAATTGCCGACGAATATTTGCAAGCGCAATTAAAGATGTTTGAACAACAACAAGAGTTGGCGCAATCTGAATTTGATTTGTTGAGAAATTCAGAAGCCCGGAAAACCCAATACCGTTTGCAAGCAGAAAAGGAACGTTTGCAAAAGGTTTTAGAATTGAATGAGCAGGCGGCTAATAAATTGTCGGATGTCGAGGTGCGGACAATCCAAAACACAATCAAAAAAATTAACCAAGAAATTGAGCAGTCAAAAGGCGAGGAAAGAGGGAAGGACATATACGGGTTATTTGGTTTGAATTTGGATGAAGACCAAAAGGAAGCAATCAATACGTCAATGCAGTACGCATTGGATGCGCTGAATACATTTACAGCGGCACGTGTGGCGGCGGCTGATGCGGCGGTTGAACAAGCAGACAAAGAGGTTGACAGCGCACAATCGGCGTTGGATGCAGAATTGGAAGCAAGGGCGAACGGTTATGCAAATAACGTAGTCATGGCGCAAAAGGAGTTGGATATGGCAAAACGCAACCAAGAAAAGGCGTTGAAAGAACAACAGAAAGCGCAAAAGGCACAACAGGCTATGCAGGCAATTCAACAAATCGGCAACCTTGTTTCGGCAACCGCTATGATTTGGGCGCAATTGGGGTTCCCGTGGGCAATCCCAGCAATCGCTGTAATGTGGGGTTCATTCGCCGCCGCCAAAATAAAAGCGGCACAAATGGTAAAGTCCGGCGGGGAGGGTTCCGAAAGTTACGGCGACGGTACGGTTGAATTGTTGGCGGGCGGTTCTCACCAATCCGGGGACGACGTGGATTTAGGAACCAAGCCGGACGGACGCCGGCGCCGTGCCGAGGGGGGCGAATTTTTCGCCGTGTTCAACAAACGTAATTCTCGCCGTTACCGTCGTTTGATACCCGACGTTGTGCGGGCGTTGAACAATGGGTCCTTTGAAAGAAAGTACATGAACGCATACAGCGGGGCAAATGGTATGACCATTAACGTTGCCGGGGATAACCCGGATTTGCGGGAATTGCAAAACGACGTTCGGGAAATTAAGGAAATGAACCGCCGCCGTTATATCCCGACCGCAGACGGGACGATTGAGTTGTACAAGAATCTAAGACGTAAAATAAAAAATTGATATGAACCCAATTTATAAATTTACTATTGCCACGAACGACAATTTGCAAAAGGTGGTCAATCCGACGTATAAGGACGATTTGGCAAAGGAGTATGAATTAGAAACGAACCAACGGTTTTATCGTTGCAAGTTGTCCGGCAAAATATCGTTTATCGGCGTGGATTATGACTATTTGGCGCAAATGCGTTTTGAAACTGAATTTTTCCTAACGATTTACAAAAGCGACGACGGCGGGGGTACATGGTCGGAGTATTTCAAGGGCAAATTTATGAAAACCGATTGCGAGTGGAACGACGACGACAAGAAATGCACCGTACAGCCGGACGCATTGGATGAATATAACGACGTATTGGCGGGATTGGATAAAGAATATAATCTGATACCGTTAGCCCCGGCAATTACCCGAATGACGTTGCAGAAACGCCCGTTGATACAGGTATATTTGCCGGGCGATAGCGTCGTTTCGTGTTTTTTGGGTGGTATGTATTGGGAGCAAGACGCAAACGCCGTGGACGACCGGGACGCACTGATAAAGACTTATCATTTTGCTTTGTGCAACATGTTGAAAGAAATGAACGTTACGCCGAGCAACACAGGCGACAACGCAATGAAAGGGTTGTATATCGGTCGTATGTCTATTGACGGCAAGAACTTCACGGGCAACATGTCGTCAGATAGCAACAACGGATACTATATGCGCATTACGCAAGAATATAGGCCGCCGTTTTGGGGATTTGTTAAGGTGGAATTTGTAAGGAGGTCGGACGGTGTGGTATTGTATGAATATATTAAAATCCATGAGAGTAGCACCCCGTGGGATAACGAAGATTTCACGATGACCGCCGTAAGCGGTTCCGGGGCAACCGGAACATTAACCGTTGAAATGGCAACGTATAACGTATATGTTCGCTATCTGTTGGACGTTGAGCAAATCGACGGGTTAAATACTTATCCAATCCCCGCCGATGATATTGTAGACGATAACCGCAATTATCGTTATGCCATTGGGTACGCAATCGACGTGGCGTATATCAACAATTACACGCAGTCAGAGCCGACAGAGTACGGAATGGCGGATAATGGCGGATATTTCACGGAACCGCATACGCTTTGGGGACAAAAGTTTTACCCAATCGCCCGGTCAACGTGGCGGTATGCGTCAATTTGGTTTGGATTTGATATAATGGATAGTTTTCTTGAAACACAAGGGCGAAAGGAATTTACGTTGCGGGATACATACCCGATATATTCCGTTATATCTGTTTTGTTGAAACAGTTTGCACCGGGGATTACCCACGACGGAACCCCGGAATATTCGCAATTTTTGTACGGCGAATCCAACCCGATAACACACACGGAGTTTCGGTTGCTTATGACGCAGAAAACGAATATTAAATACAGTTATTACGACCAACCCGCCCAAAAAGCCCCGATATCCTTACAACAAGTTACGAATATGTTGCGGGATTGTTTCCGTTGCTTTTGGTACATTGAGGACGGGAAATTTAAGATTGAGCATATACAATGGTTCCGTAATGGCGGGCAATATGGATACAATCCGATTGTCGATTACGATTTGACAAAGGTATTGAACCCCCGGAACCGCAAGCCGTGGGGGTTTGCGTCGTCGGCATGGTCGTTCGATAAATCCGATATGCCGGAACGTTACCAATTCACATGGATGGACGATTGTACAAAAGGTTTCGAGGGATACCCGATTGACGTTTTAAGCAAGTATGTTACAGCCGGAAAGATTGAGGAGGTGAATATATCCAATTTCAACGCCGATATTGATTATATGTTGCTTAACCCCACCAACGTATCGGACGACGGGTTTGCCCTGTTTGCGGCGGTCCCGAGTTTTCAGAATTATAGTCAAGAGACGCAAGACAGTACGTTTTATTGGCAAGGGCAAAAATACAATAGTGGTGAATTTGTTTCATTGGTCGCCAATGTGTCCGGAGATATTGGCGCAATATACGCAACCGGAACCGTCCGGGGTGTAACGCCCGTATTGGCTACATTTTGGGACGCCAACGGTAAGTATTTAGGGCAAAGCGATGAATTTGTAGGAACGGGAACCGTTCGGGATTTCACAAACCGACCCGTAAGTTTTCCCGCCGGAACCCGGAGAGTTGCAATACAAGGTATGAAGAATCGCCCGTTGGCGGTATCCATATTGCCGAAATATGCGTTGCCCTTTGTTCAACGGACGGTCGACAACGTGGAATATACGTTGCAAAATGGGTATCTTGCAATGATATATTTGCAACCCAATTATTACATTTATGATTTGCCCGCCCGGAACGTTCGGATAAATGAGAGTACAGAAATATTAGTCGCCGGGGTTGAGCGGATGAAGAAACAAAAGGTTGTTTTCCCGACCAATCAAGACATAAACCCGATGCGTTTGATTAAAACGTATATCGGGTATGGTCAAATTGATAAGATTTCAGTAAATTTGTGCAGTCGTTCAAATAAAGTCACATTAAAGTATGACACCGAATAATAATAATTTAACCCCGTTGCCGTGGTACACGGACATATCACAGCAAAACGCCCGCAAATCGTATGCGTATGGCGATGTTTATCCACTCTTTGCTTTGTCGGGGAGGTTGCCGCCGTTTCAATTGCGCCGGGCTACACGAAGCAATACAATACGTTCCGTCCTGTTAAGGAACCGGGACGGGACGTTGTTTGCCGATATTACAACCCCAATACAGGATACCGGGTTGCATATTAAGCGTTTTGAAACAAACGGCTATGACCTTATAGTTTACCCGGCGTTGTTCCCAATGGGATTGCAAGTACCGGAAGGCGTATATTATGCCGAAATGTACGACGGCGTACAACGTTGGTATTCGGATAATTTCACGGTCGTAAACGATGTTTCGTGCTACCTTAAAATTGTTTGGTATGATGAACAAAATCTATATTACGATGGCGGACACATTGATTACGGGGATTCATACCGAAATTTCGTGTATTTGTGTACGCAGTTGGGAAAGCCCGAATATACGTTTGACGAAGAGGGCGAAACCCGGGATGGCTTTTTTTTCCCGGAAAAGCAGTTGAGCGCAAAAACATTCCGGTTTGTCTTTTTGGCGTCCGAATATATGTGCGACGCCTTGCGATTGGTTCGCTTATCCGACCATGTAATTGTAACGAGTATGGGAAACGGATACAATTGCGATACCTTTTTAATCACCCCTAAATGGCAAACACAAGGCAATTTGGCGTCCGTCGAAGCGGAATTTACAACCGACACCGTTGTTAAAAAGATAGGGCGATTGGTAGAGCCGATAAGCGGGGATTTCAATAACGATTTCAATAACGATTTCAATAACGATTTAATTAATTAGTCATGGCAAATTATCAAGGATTAAAAGATGCAGTTGCGGCGGTTGTAAAGACCAACGGAACCCGAGAAATTACAGGGCAAACGATGCAGGATGTTTTGTTAAGCATTATCAATTCAATTGGTAAAAACAGAACATTCGCAGGTATTGCAAAACCAACGACAAATCCGGGAACCCCGGACGAGAATGTTTTTTACATTGCAACGCAAACCGGAATTTATGCAAATTTCGGAGGTGCAAAAGTTTACAATACATTGACTATAATAACAAACGATAAAACGTCCGGAGAATGGAAATTTGATTATTTGTTTGGTTATTCTAATTTCATTGTAGATTGCATAATTTCTGAATGGAACGGAATAGATGGCGATTATGTATATATTGATTATTTATATAGAAATAGTCCAACATACGGTTCCGGTATTAGATTTTACAAGGGTAATATAAACACCGGAGATACTGAACAAATTTTGTATTTATCACAAATAGGAACACAGAATGGAGTAAAAGAATTTTCCGGAGAATTTACGGGAGGGTTAGGAAAAATTGATATTATAGTAGATTGGAACATTGTACCAAGCGGATATAATGCGATATTAGATTTTCCGATAATAATCCCGCAAAGCGCATTTGGTAGGCTTGTGTCAATTGCAGACAAGGCAGTAACAACGGAAAAGATTGCAGACAAGGCAGTAACAACGGAAAAGATTGCAGACAAGGCAGTAACAACGGAAAAGATTGCAGACAAGGCAGTAACAACGGAAAAGATTGTAGACAAGGCAGTAACGACTGAAAAGATGGCAATATCTTTTTTTATGAAACCAACACCGTACCCAGAGGTATTCCCTTATTATGAGCAAGGTTTGCAAGAATGTTATGTTGATAAAGATTTGTTTCCGGATATAACCTATATTGATATATGGTGCTATTCCGATGGTTTATATATGAGATATAAAACAAACGGGGATTTTGTTTTTCTTGATTGGACGCAACAAGGGGGTTCTTTGAGAAAGGAATTTTCTACAATTGAGGATTTAGACCCCGTTTTCTTTTATAAAGATGGTGTTGCAGTTGGTTTTGTCGTGTTCAGAAACAAACAAATGTTTTTAGACCACACGTTAGAACATGGCGTGCCGTTAAGTTTGGATATGGTTACAAATGCGGTAATCCATAATTATCTGTATCTGAAACAAGAAATTAATGAATCAAGAGGGGAAATTTCAATGTCATTGCCTAATAAGATATACGCTATTGTTGGAGATACATTGCAGATATTTTTCCGTGGTATAATAAAATCGGTTAATCCATATAATTATGATATACTTGTAACTTGTCAGAAAGGCAATAAATATCCAAGGTATTTTGAATTTACACCCACGGTGTCAGATGTCGGGGATATATATTTTGCAATAACAATTAAGGATGATAGAAGTGCTGTTTTAGGAACAAGGAATTGTAATTTGGTCGTTAAAGACGTGGTTAATTCTCCAAGTTCAAAAATAAATGTACTTTGTTTTGGCGATAGTTTAACAGACGCCGGGATATGGTGCAGGGAGGCAGATAGAAGATTGACAGAAAGCGGAGGAAATCCGGCGGGTAAAGAATTGCAGAATATAAAATTTGTTGGTTCAAAACAAAATGGGACAACCGGATATTTCGGCGTAGGTGGTTGGTCGTGGAACAGTTATACACAAAAAGGTCGTCCGGCATATAGGTTCCAAGTTCCCGGGGTTTCGTCGTTGTCTGTTGGCGCAAAATATACGAACAATGGTAATACATTTACTATAATGGAGGTAAATGTAACTGACGGTAACGGGAATATACTTTGTTCTTGTGATTCTTTAACGCCCGCACCGTTAGAAAGTGGAACGTTGACAAAAACGAGTGGGGACGGGGACGATACAATTGCATATACAAGTGTTGCGGAAGATACGCAAAACCCGTTATGGGACACCGAAAATGAAAAACTGTCTTTTATTCCTTATGCAAATCAAGTTGCAGACGGACAAATTGATGTTGTATATACATTATTGTCATGGGACGGATTGTCGGCAGGAAAAAAAGATTTCACAGACATTTTAGCGGAGGTGAAAATATTTGCAGATACATTGCACGCAGAATTTCCGAACGCCAAATTGAAAATTATGGGCGTACAAGCTCCAAGCGTGCGGGGTGGAATGGGTGCAAATTATGGAGCAACTGGGACGGCGTATGCGGATAATTACGGAATGGCTGTAACAGCGTTAAATATGAATGACGCATACCAAGAATTTGCAAACCGTCCGGAATATTCGGGATTTGTTGAATTTGTCAATATATCAACCCAATTTGATACGGAATATAATATGCCACATAATGCAGGTGTAAATGTAAATACAAGAAATTCCACAACGAAAGAATGGTTGGATACCAACGGAGTACACCCGGACACGCCGGGATATTATCAAATTGCCGATGTCGTATATCGAAATTTCATCGCTAATTTTTGTCAGTAATAACAAGGCGGGAAAGTCCCCGCCACCAAATAAACGTTATGCAAGAAAGAAATATTATCAATGGAACAACCACGGCATTAGTTTCCCCGCTTTTGTATTTTTACGAAAATCTGATACCGTTTTTGCTTTTAGCAATAGTTTTGATTTTCGTTGATTGCCGTTTTGGAGTGGAAGCGGCGAAAAAGAGAGGCGAACAAATCCGACCGTCCCGGAAATGGCGACGAACAATAAACAAATTGGTTGATTATATTTGTTGGGTAACTTTGGCGGGGTTGTTTGGACAGACGTTCGGCACGGTTTTAGGAATACCCATTTTGTCGGTATTGCTTTTGCTGATTGTGTACGGAATTGAAATTTCAAGTTGCTTTAATAATTACTTTGAGGCAAAAGGAATAAATAAGAAAGTAAATGTATTTAAGTTGTTTAACCGCCCGGAGGTCGAAAAATGTATTGAGGACATACCGGACAAAGAAAAAGGAGGCAAAGAATGAAACCAATTGTTTTATTGGATAACGGACACGGAAAGGATACAGCCGGAAAACGTTCCCCCATTTGGGGTGACGGTTCGCAACTGTTTGAATGGGAGTTTAACCGGGACATTGTGCGACGTATCGCCGCCAAATTGGACGATTTGGCGATTGGGTACGAGATATTAACCCCGGAAACAAACGACGTGCCATTGGCGGAACGTTGCCGCCGAGCGAATGAGATATACCGCAATTACAACGGAAAGGCGTTTTTGGTGTCCGTCCACGCCAACGCCGGAGGCGGTACCGGTTGGGAGGTTTACACGTCGCCCGGAGAAACGAAAGCGGATGCAATCGCCACGGTATTTGCCGAGGAAGCGCAACGGGTATTCGTCCCGGACGGTTGGCGCATGCGTCTCGATTATGCCGACGGCGACCCGGATAAGGAAGCGGCGTTGTATATCCTCAAACACACGAGTTGCCCGGCAATTCTTACGGAAAACTTTTTCATGGATACCGAAAAAGATTGCCGTTTTATAATGAGCGACGACGGGCGGGAACGTATCGCCAATATGCACGTTGCCGCAATTAAAAGGGTATTGACGTTATGAAAAAGTATTTGATTTGGGCGGCAATCATTTCGGCGGTTGCCGCCGCCTTATGGGTGCAACACGTCAAAATAAAGAGATTGACAGAGGAACGGGACAAATACCGGAGCAATACCGAAATACTATTGCAGAACGTCGAGACGTACCAAACGAAAGACAGTTTGAACGCCGCCAAAGTTGGGGTTTTGGAACTGAAATTGTCAGAGTTTGAAAAATACCGGACGAGCGATGCGGAGTTGATAAAGACGTTGCAGACAAAGAACCGGGATTTGGAGGCTGTCACAACGGCGCAGATGGAAACAATAATCGAATTGCGGGGAACCGTCCGGGATAGTATCGTATATTTGCCCGGCGACACGGTTACAACTGTTTTGCGTTGCGTAGACATTGTGGAACCGTGGTTTGAGTTGCATGGATGTGCCAAGCCGGACGGACAATTTACAGGGACACATATAAACCGGGATAGTCTGTTGATTGTCGAAACTGTACAATACAAACGTTGGTTGGGTTTTTTATGGAAAACCAAGAAAATAAAGAACCGGGAAATTGATGTTGTCAGTAAGAACCCGGCGACGCATATATTGGGCGTTGAGTTCGTAACTATCGAAAAGTAACTTTTATTGTTCGGAATACCGAGAAACGGGGATTGTAACCAAGCGTTGCAACCCCGTTTTTGTTTTTGCCCGTTTTTAGCCCCGTGTTTGCATTATTTTGTTTAAATGGATAAAGTATATACCACGGCAAAGGAAGTCCGTTAAAACGAAAATTCGGCAAAAATAACTATCGTTTGAACCAAAAGAAAAATTTTATGCGTTTTCTTCAAAATAAAAGGATTTTTTTTGGTAATTAAAAATAAAGGTTGTATATTTGCATTGTCAAACAACAACGACGGGGCGTTTTCCTCGAACATAAAAGAAAATAAAATGACAACAACAATTTACGACGGTTTGGAATATACAACAAGAGAGATTAGCAGTACTTTCAAAATCAAAGTAAACGGATTGTTCAACGGCAAAAAGATTAACACGTTGGTTGGCGTTTACGGTTTGCTTAAATTAGTAGGCGTTGAAATGGCGAACAAATTATTGCGTCGTGCGTTCCGTTGTCTCAAAGACGCTGAACATTGCAAATTGCGCCGAGGTTTGAAAATATCCTTTTATTATTACTAATCCGGCCGGGCGGATTCCCGGAACCAAATAAATTTTAAATATGGGAAGCAAAATTATTGAGGGAATGCGGGCGTTATTACAATTGAATTTGCCCGACCGACAAAGACAATATCTTATCGATACAATCGCCGTCGCAAAACGTGTTGAGGTCGTAAAAGCGGCGGACGTATTCGACGAACGGGAAATTAAGTTGATACACCGGACGGTTCGCCCGGTAGTCAAAAGGTGTTATAAAAATGCGCATTTGTTGACGCTGTTATTTCCCGACCGGGTGCAATACGTTGAGGGCGAAACGAACGCAATGATACCAATTGACCACGCATTTAACCGGGTCGGAGACAAATATATTGACATTACGTTTGAGTTTGCATTGGAGTTAGACCCAACGCAATACGAATATGTGGCGTTTGGGGAATATCCGGCGGGCGTTATTGAGGAAATAACAAACAAAACGGGATATTATGGCAATATATACCGATTTTGTTATTGTGCGGAGCAAATGGCGTTGGAAAAGAAGAACCCCCAAACGTAACAGATACGCCGGGGGTTCGGTACGCAGTAACCGAGAGCGATATTTTGGTAATGCGGTATTGCAAAGTTAGGCTAAAAATCCTATTATGCAACGTTCCCGGTAAAAATTGTTTGAAAAAACAAAGGCTATATTTTTGGTAATTAAAAAAACTTTCTATATTTGCGGAACGAAAACAGCCTACCCGGAGGGATACCGGGCAAAAAAAGAACCGAGTATTAACATAAAAAACAAAAGTTATGGCATTAAGACTAAGAGTAAACGAAGCAATCGCCCGTTCCGAGATGAACGGGAAAAAGGTATTGAAAAAAGACATTGCCGCACGTCTTTTTGAGGGTGCAAGCGAAAGCGCACAACAGGTCAATATGACGAATTTATGTAACGGCACGACCAAACGGATTGTCCCGGAATGGGTCGTTATCCTTTGTGAAATGTTGAATTGTACGGCGGATTACCTGTTTGGATTGGAGGGCGGCAATGAAAAGTGAATTTGTTGAATGGTTAGAAGCCGTCACCGATACAGTGTTTTCGGATTTGTGGCAAGCAAAAGCCATAATTGTCACATTTGGCATATTGGGCGTTGTTGCATTTATTGGCGCATTTTGGAACCCGTGGCAATTGTTATTTGCGGCAATGTGCGCCGCAATGGTATTATGTGGAATTTCAGAATATAAAAAGTACAAGTAATGAGAGCAAAGAGCGATAAACCGGGCGACCCGGTAAAAGAGGTTGCGGGAACCGTCGGCAATGTTGCCCCGGATATATTCCCGGCGATTGCCGAGGAACAACCAACCGGAGTGTATGAGATATTACCGGGCATGACGGTTGAGGAAATGACGGCAATGTTTTTCGACGAAAAAACATTGATTGAACCCCCGTATAAGGTTTGGCAGTTGAACAGCAAGGGACATCGATATTACTACCGATACGACGACGACGGAAACCCGGAGTTTTTCCCGTCGGTTACAACCATATTGTCCCAGACATTGCCCAAAGCCCCGTACCTTATAAATTGGATTGCGAACAAAGGCATTGAGGAAGCCGAGCGATATAAAGGCGAACGGGCGGCGTATGGAACGTTTATGCACGCCGCATTTGAGGAATTGTTGATTAACCGGGCGTATGATTTGGACGGACTGAAAAGCAAACTGAAAGAATACATTGAGGTTTACCGATTGCCGGAGGGCTTTATTTATTACGCTGACGATTTGAAAAAGGACGTATTGGCGTTTGCGCAATTCGTGTTGGATTATGATGTACGACCGTTAGCCGTTGAAATTGCGTTGGTACACCCGTATTACAAGTACGCCGGAATGATTGATTGCCCGTGTACCATGCGGGCAAAGATTGGAAGCGAAGACCGAATTAACGCAATTGTCGATTTCAAAAGCGGGCGCAAAGGCTTTTACGAGGAAAGCGAAATACAATTGGGAATGTACCGGGATATGTGGAACGTCAATTTTGAGCAATTCCCCGTTACCCGTATTTTCAATTTCAGCCCGAAAGATTGGCGCAAAAAACCGTCGTACAATCTGAAAGAGCAAACCGAAAGCCCCAATATACGGAAAATCCCCTATCTGTTGGAGATTGCCGCAATTGAGGACGAAAAGCGGGATAATACGTTCACGGCGGTTAATGGTATGGTTGTTTTGGATGATAACCCGGATTTGTCCCAAAATGTAACATCGTTGTCTTTGGCGGAATTGATTAAGACGAAAGCCCCCAAAGAGGCGACCCCGGACGAAACCACGGACGCCGCCGATACCGTCAAAGCGGATGCGGTTGCCCCCGAACAAACGCCGGCACCGGAGATTAAGGAAACAAAGATTGTGAAACGCACCGGGGAAACGGCAAAGGAGGCGGCAAAGAAGCCCGCCACGGGACGAAAGGCGGCAAAACGGACGGTTATACCGGAAAGGGAACAAAAGCCCGCAAATGCGCCCAAAAAGCCCAAAAACGAGAATAAGAAAATATTGTTGAACGACGACCCCGAAATATAAAAGAGCATGAAAGGACGAATAAAACGACCGGATGCGGAGAAAACCCGTTTGATTTTGCCCCGTGTCGGACAAATAAAAATCGGAATGAAAAACGCCAAAGGATACCCGCAAAGCGTTGATTATTTCATACCGACGGGAAAGTATGCCGGGTTATTTACACAGGCATACGGCGAAAAGCCGCAAACAATCCAAATTGTTTTCCCGGACGACGACCCGGCTAAAGTATGTAACGAACGGTACGAGTACCGGGACGACGACGGACGATTGATTGCGGCGGGCGACGGCGAAACGTTCCAAGTTTGGGACGGCAGAAAGTACGAAACATTGACAACGAACGAATACCCGAATTTGATGTCGTCTATTGTCAAGCGTTACCCCAATCGGAAAAGCAAACAGGACGGACACGACGGTTGGGAAATTACGTTGACGCTGAATTTTATTGTGCCATTGGTACGAGGCGTTGCCGGGGTATGGCAGTTTTCAACAAAGGGTGCGGCGTCCACAATCACGCAAATCAGGGAAACGTTCGACGGTATGTTGGAGGAACGGGGATTTTGTAAGGGGATAGTTTGGGATATGAACGTACAATTTGCCGTTTCCCAAAAACCCGGAGTTCGTTCTCGCTATCCGGTTGTTTCTATCGTCCCAAATGAAAGCGAGGGTAATTTGCGTAAAGTGACAGAAGCATTTAAGCCCGTGAAGTTGTTGGAATGAAAAAAAATCGCTATATTTGCGGTATGAAAATAAAATAAAATCAGTAGTCCGCTACCTACTGAACGAAATATTGCTAATTTTAGCATGCCCCGGGTTTGATGCGTAGCGGCTCAAATTGTGGGGCTTTTCTTTTTTTATTTATGAAATACAATGAGTATTTACAAAAAGGGTACGCAAAGTTATGTTTCAACATTGTACCAAGACAATTGCACGTTTATTGGTTGTGCAATGATGCTTCAAATGAAGTTATAAGGATAGGAATAACAAAGAACCCGTATTTGATAGCGGCAAAAATACCCGATAAAACGCATTTAATTCTTTTCCAAGTTGACGACAGAGAAAAAGCAGAAATATTGGCTAATAGCATGATTTCGGATATTAGCCCAGCCGGGCAAAGATTGTTCAATGTATATACATTTGGGCAAGCAATTTACCGATTACGTAAGGTTTGCAACAATTATGATTTAGAAAGTATTATACAATCATATAATGATGCAAACGAGGTGGCTCAAAAACTGTTTTCATATCAAGGCAGACAATGGATAAGTAAAAATGTTATTGATGATTATATTTTAATGGTTAACTATTTAAACAACAGAGAAAATGAAAGAAAATAATTACATAACAATTCCCGGATTTTTACGTACACGGTTAGATTTGAAAGGTAGTGAGTTGATAATAACCGCACTTATCTATGGCTATTCGCAAGACGGCAATTCGTGGTTCATGGGAAAAACTGAATATATTGCAGAATGGGCGGGAATTACTGATAAAAACGTTTTGCGTAGCCTTAAAAATCTGACAGAAAAAGGAATATTGGAAAAAAAAGAAATATTTGTCAATAACAGGGCAAAACGGTGTTATTATAGATTCAACTTTGAATGTTTAGAGTTACAAAACAGCACCGTAGCCGGGTGCC